GATGTTCTGCTCGCTACTACTCCCATTCGCCCCGAGTTCGTTGAGGGCAGAGCCAATGGCGTTGAGGGCTTCGCCGTAGTTTTGATTGCGAGTTTCCTCGAAAAGGTTTTTGAGTTTTCCGACCTTGGTAGTAACTTCTTCTAAACCGCCTTGGAACGAGTCGCCCAAGGCAACGTATATTTTATCGATTTCTTCGGTGAACTCTTTGATTTGCTCTTTATCGGTAATACCCAAGCGACCGCCTATTTGGGCGATATTGAGGAGTTCTTGCTTGGAGGTGCGGGTATTGAGCTCATCGAACTCGTTCCACAACTCGCGTACCTGCTCGGAGGCGAGCCCTGTGGTTTTCTCTACGCCCGTCATCAGGTCGGATACTTTGAGGAGTTCGTCCACAGATTCGCGGGCTTTACCCACAAAAGAGGAAAAGAAGCCCGTGATAAGGTTGCCAGTGAACACCCCGCGCACGATGTCGCCAAAACGTGAAGTGCTGGTAGCCGTTTGGGCAATAGCTCCATTCACTTGGTTTATTTCATCGCGTACACGGTTGAAGTGCGCTTGTGCCTCACGCAATTGCGCTGCGCGCTGTTGGAACTCTTCAGTACCAGGAGTGAGGTTGCGGAGTTCACGAGAGAGTGTGCGCACCTCGCGGTTTAAGGCAGTAAAAGTATTCTCTACCTCCTTACCGTTGATACGTATCGTAAGTTGTGATGTAGTGTTGTTGCTTGCCATTTTAATTCACTATGGTTTGTTGTCCGTTGGGGTTCTTATCGAGGGTGGTGAGGTTGATGTTGGGGAAGTTACCGTATAGGGTGCTGTCCCAGTTGTTCCAATCGCGGATGCGCTCGAAAACTTCGAGGGTGCGCAATCTCTTTACAGGCATACGGGTGGAGAGAATGGTGTACGCCTCGCGCTTATCAGAGCCAGAGCCTGATAGGTTTTTGCCCCCTGGTATGCCTGCCCCAAGCAAACAAGGGTCTACCCCCATAGGGAAGAGTATTTCGGAATTGCCAGCACTGGCATCGGGCAGGAAGTTGC